AGCGGATTGGGTTATCAATTATATCCTGAACCATCTTTCGCATGACAGCGATTAGGTCAGCCATCAGCTTTCCTCCGATTTTGGGTAAACGGGCGTTGGTGGGTTCGTGTACAGAGCGGCTTGAGCAACCCCATGAATGCGTTGCAGGGCGCGAATATGTTGCACCGTTGGCATAGTCATGGGGACGCCGCCGCGCACTTCGGACCATATTTTCTCCATCACTTTTTGCAGCCGCTCCGCCGTTTTCTTGGTTTTGGCAAGCTGCGCCATCAGTGCATCGACCGAGCGCCGATTATCAAAAACCTCACCGCTAAACTCGATGACTTCGGGTGTTCCGGTATGGTGCATATTAAGGACCTTTACCGCCTTATCGGGCCGATATGTCGTTTCCAAATCTATTACCGGCGCTGTCATCTTCGCGTCAACCACCGTCATTCTCCTTTTCATTATCTAAAGACCAAATAATATTGCTGCATAGGCTCATTACTCAAACCCTTCCATACGCTGGTAGCGTACCCAATAATCTTTGATGGCTTTTTCAAGCCATATTTTATATTCCATATCTTCTCCTCAAGTTCAAGTGCAGTTTTAACCTGCGGTGATTATCGCCGCATCTCAGCCTCAAGTTCTTCGATGCGGTTGCCGAGTACGTTTTTAAGCATAGCAATCTTATGTTCATAAGCAGCGTTACGATTACGTTGTTGTATTGCACAGTTACGGCATTTCTCTCTAGCATTAAACTCAACAGTGTCTAATACAGGACAATGATCATCCATCCTATTTCCTTTCAAAAAACTGAGCCTTTTAAACACATACTCAGGTGCAGAGCAGGGTTGTTAAGCTACGAAGCGTCCGTAGCTATCCCTTTTGTTATGGTATCCAACGTTGCTTACACTAGAGTGTGACAACGTATCCTCTGTACCATCGTAGTGTTCAGCGATAACCTCATATGCACAGCACCGTCCCTTACTGTTGTTGTAATCAACAGGGATGCTGACAACATCAGCAGGATGAATCTTCACTACCATAGTGTGACCATCTGAACCCCAAAATCCTTTGAGGTATTCTATAGAACAGAAGTGGAGGCCAGCACTACAGGTCTGGTTGGGGTCATCCATCACTTCATTACGTGGCATCACACATACAGACCCAACGGAGTTGTCAAAGGTACGTGAGTGACGATCCATATAATCCTCATTCACATTCTTGTAAGCAAGGAAATGACCATCCGGTGTGATGGGGAGTTGGTTACACTCAAGGAACCTATAGAGTTCCTTCACTGCCCGTCCACTTGGGTTCTCCATAAGGTTATTAAGGAAGTTTACTAAGGGTCCAACACTGAACCCTTCCTGCACCATGCTGCTGATCCTACGGGTCAATGCGTTGTGCATCTCATGTCCGTTGTAGAATACAACACCCTCTTGAACATAGACAAGACCTTCACCGAAGGTGTTGATGGTACGGGTAGCATCAGCAAGCTCTACTGCCTCACCATACTCCTCTGTTAAGAGGGCTTCCTTCACTGCCTCATAGGCAATATGGGATGCAGGTACGGTGAGTGTGTCATCATCCGTAATGATGGTGATGAGGTTTGATGTCACGATGTGACCTTGATATTGGTTAGACATGTTCACAGTTCTCCTTCATATAGATGTACTCTTGTACATCCATTTCATTAACATTATACATATTTATGTGAGATAGTAAAGGATATTTTACCTTAAACCTACGTTCTATTGATTCCTCAATAGAACTTTCACTTACATTCACAACCACTGCATCCCTTAGTTGGGATACAACATTAGAGATACCTTTCATACCTTGGTATGTGGTGTAGCTTTCAGCTTTGCTGATGGTTTCTTTGAAGTTTCTTTTTATATTGGACAGGAGGGTGAAGAAACTTCCTTCAACCTCTATACTTTTGTCAAACAAACTATTATTATCATTCACAAAATCCACCACCCCCTCATACCTTGCATAAGTCTGTGCCTTACCTTCGTTTAGGTGGAGGTAAACCTCAAGGCATAGGTCAATGGCCTCATCTATGTGGATAAAGTTAGTGTGATCTTTCAGTTTGTTCTTAACACTACCGGGACAGCCGAACAACACAGCATCCTTAGGGATGAACCCACCATCCATCATGTATTTATATACACTATTAAGTTGGTTGGTGGTGGTGATATACTTTGAATCATGTGGCTCGTAGTTCCGTAGGTCTATGTAGATACCAGTGCTAGTATCTAACTCAACAGGGCTACTCTTATTCCAGTGATCTTTATCACTCCGGTGCCACCCATGCCTTTGTCGCTTGTTATGGAAGGTTACTAGTTTAGTCACTGTTGTTTTATATTTTTCCCTCTCCTCTTTAGAGAGTTTGTATTCAGGTACAACCACATCAAAGTCAACCCCATCATGCAACCCAACCACATCCTGTAGATAGGTGAAGAGTTCAGCTTTATCCTCCTCTGCACATTGGAATAGGTACGTTTGATCAGTTTTGTTAAACTCCTTAACATAGGATAGGAGTCTGGATGGTATACGTTTAGTATCATCTGATACCACCATCACATTCTTATTTTCCTGATACCCTATGTAAACCGTACCATCTTCTATATGTTTATTAAGACGGTGTTGTTGTAGGTTCAGGGTCTTTAAGCGGAAGCGGCTTTTGTCTATCACATAACAGGCAGCATCACATGGGAGCTTTAGCTTCACAGCGTTGGTTACAACGTGTCCCTTACAGGTGATGTCATTAATACTTTTATGTTGTAGTCGGGTGACCATCCTTGAACTATTATTATACAGCTTCATTGCTTCCCAAAGGGAAGGGGCAGAGGATACAGTCCTTTCGAACTCATCTAATATAAACTGCGCTATTTCTTCCACCTTCTCCCGTATCTTCGCCTTGGTGTTATCATTATAGAGGATACCTTCACGGGACAACGGGAGTTTCAATGCCCCGATAGGGAACCGCAAGTCTATCCCGTGATCTAAAATCACTTGCGCTTGGTCTTGATACTCCTCACTGATTTCACTACTCTCAATGGGATACCATAGGTTTCCCATAATAGCCTTTGAACGGTGGAGGGCTGGCTTATAACCGTATCTATTCTCCTGCTTAGTCAGCAGTCCCCAATCATCACCTTGCATATCATACTCAGCCTCCTCCCACTCAATGTCCATGTTAGTGGACGGTTTGGGATCGAAGTACTGGTATGCAGCTATAGCTTTGGTCTTAACTTCATCGAAGTCATCGGCATCTACCGGCACCCTAACCTCAAACCCGTTAGGGTCATCAGTCCCTCGCTCATAGTTCTGTATGAACTGCGCCCTGCCCATGTCATCTTTGAATGCGGTGAATGAATACTCCATCCCCTCAAACTTACTGATGAGGGTGTACTGATCCGACATGGTGAAGGGAACCTTCAACCCGATACCGAACCCACCTACCTTACTGTTGTCACCATCCTTAGTGGATGCACCAATACCAGAAGCGAATGTAATCACATCCTCTTTAGACATACCAGTACCGTTGTCAGTGATAGCAATGAACGGCTCCAACATAGTTGGGAAGTGGAAGTGCCAGTCAGGGTCTACCTCACTAGCGTTCTGTCCAATCTCCCGTACTGTTGCGGTGATCGGGTCAGTGTATGCGTTATCCAAAATCATTTCAATAATCTTGGAACCATCGGTGATGGTGAACTCAGACTGGGCCATCAGCCCTGCCATATCAACATCATTAACCTTATCGCCAAATACTTTCATCACATTCTCCTATCTAAGAAAGACATCTGATAGTTCTACAGAGTAGAAACTATCAGTGTCTATCTAAACAAATTTTATCCAACGGCTCAACCATACAGGTGAGGGTGAGTGTGCTTTGGGTCTGATTCGTCCACCAATTACACATGGTACTATATGTAGTATGTCAAGTCGTTTAGTAAAGCTAGTCATGTAATCTTCTGCATCCTGTAAGGACAGTAGGGTATGCCAACCAGTTAAGTAGCTGGTCTTAGACGTACCATCCTTACCCATCACCTCAGTGGCTTCCAACCACTTCCCTTTAGGGACTGAACGTGACCCATTAAGACCGTGAAAGAGTGTCTTAATTTGACCATCCACTACCTCAACTATCTTATAAGCATCCATCGTATTCATCCTCTGTATTTATAACCTTCAGTTGCATCTAATAGGACATCCTCAATCTCCTTTAAGGTACTCCCATTTTGTACCAACCCTTGATCGAAACAACGTTTAAGTAAATCAAACATAGTAGGTGCAGCAGCAGCCATGTTGAGTGTGTCCATGTCATTCATGTTCACACTATATGGAGCGTTAGCCCCCTCTAAATGTACCAGATGTCGGGATGAACCAGAGTTCCATACCCTCCAACACTTTTCAACATTATGTTCTATCATAATTGTGCATCCTTCCACTCATCATGCGCCCTATCACATAGGTCAGCATACATATCCGAAGCCCTATCAAGGGCAGGTTTAGCACATATTTCTACTGCCTCCTCCCAAGACACGTTAGGGTTAGCTTCCATATATTCCTCAATCAATTCATCATGTGCAGTCAGAAACATTTCTTTAGTCACCGTACTTCTCCTTCGATTCTTTATAAAGACGTTCCCTCTCCTGATATGTAAGGTGCATCTTCTCCTGTACCTGATTACACGCCATCGGGATGGGGATTTTCTTTACCTCATAGAGGTAGCGGACATTCAAGACAGACCTTTCATAGGTCTTATCTAAATTTTCTGAGCCATCATCATTGTAAACGGCATCATAATTCGGTTTATCCATCCCGTTTATCCTCCACCTGTACTCCAGCTTTAGCTGATAGGTTTACCATCATATCTGTACCCCTTCCACCTGTAAAAGCAACAACCATATCTGGTTGACCTTCCTCAAGCATCTGTGTATTCCGAAGGAACCCTGCTTTCTTACCATATTTATTCCATTGGGCAGGGTATACCTCAACTGGTATCCCCCTATCGGAAGCCCATTTACCTCCGAGTGTGTCGGCACCACGTGCTGCACCGTGTATGATAACAGTTATGTTATCGTCACAGGCACCACACTCAGGGTTGAAACCATGTATTTGATCAAGGGTTTCCAATACCTTTAGGTAATCATCAAAGTCTCTGCCACCACAAATCAATACTTTCATTTCAAATCCTCCTTCATAAGAGATACATGAGTATTCATTTTATTAATACTCTATGTCTCTCTAAAGTGTTGCCAATTAACAGAGGGATAATACTTATCCATCCAATAGTCTATACGTTCTCTGTCTTTCTCTTGAAGTTGAGTACCCCTACTAATAATATTTTCATATTAATGTTTCGGATATTCCCCGTACTCTTTTAAAAATTCTTTAGCCCATTTAATTTTATCTTTAATACGTTGACCGCAGGGTTGTGATGTAGACCACAATTCTAAGTTTTCTATTCGGTTATCATCACGGATACCATTAATATGGTGTACATTTTCATGTGATTTTAAAGGTCGGTTTAAATGTTTAGATATTAAATGTCTATGCTCATAGAAATATTCTTTCCCTACTTTTATTTTTTTATACCCTTGAACAGTGATCCATCCAGTAGCATTCATATTCTTTTTTAAAGGCTCATCAGGGTTCCCGTATTTTTGCCACCTCCAATAATGTTTAGCACACCAGCCCCTAGAAATAGGGCGGCGATCACATCCCTCTACAGAACAAACTATCCCTTCATAAGAAGCTATCCTATTACATACAGTAGGGTCACCGTATATTAATGATCGACTATAATGCGTCTGACATAATCCTTTACTTCTAACAGTCTGTTTACACCTTTTTACAGAACATTCCATGTTCACCTCCTATTGTTAATAACACAAGCACTGTATGTATCTTATACTATAGGGAATGAACATCAAAATTATCAATGACGGGGATATGATACGTTAGGTACGTTAATGTCCCAACATGCACGACAATCACCGCAATTGTTCCCATTTAGGGAGGCTTCACACCCTACTCCCTCATGTTCTGTCCCTTTTATATGGACAGTACTAGTCTGTACCCCCTCTAGGATGCCTGAGGTTGTCCGTACAGGGCTATCTCCTACCATAGGGGCTGATACCCTAACACAAAGGTTGGCTGGTCTATAGCCCCCTTCTGAGAGCCACCGTTTAACTAACCCTAACTCACGGGTAGGGAGCCAATGCTTAACAGCAGGTGTTAGTAAGCACACTGCCATCACCCCTTGTAAGAACAAGACAGACGGGACATCACCGGCATCCAACCACCTATGGTGGGATACGTTACGTTTCTTTATCTGATGTACCACACCACTGACCCACTTGGATAAGGTATCTAAAGATAGACCATCCACCAATTCCTGATTGGATTTGTAGGATTTATCTACGTTAGGACGGAACTTCTGTATCCGTATTGCATAGCAATCCGAACACACGCTGCCTGACAGGTCACGTAACCTGCTGCCTACGTTACAGGCAAAGGCATCTAAAGCATAGGACGTACCGGGCATCTTAGTGTTACCACTAGACACGTTACCCCCATCAAGCTTCGCTTGCTTCAATGTGTATTTCATTTACCAACTCCTATGTTAAACAATCAACGTGTTGAATATCATGATAACAATCTTCTGATAAAGCCAATCCATATTTAGATAAGATGGATTTCATTCGGCGTAATCTACTTGCATCCCCTCTATAGAGTTCGACTGTAAATTTCATCATGTTTAAGAAATCAATTTGTAATGTCTCCATATCCTGTTCCGACATAACATCATATGGATATACTTCTAAATCTATTTCCATTTACCAACTCCTATGGTTTTCATGGATGGTTTCTATACCATCATAGTCATCAATGTGCCACTTCACATCATCAGGGATGGTGACTACTATTAGGTCAGCACACATTCCATTCGCCGCCTCTCCTAAAGACCTCACGGTTTCCACAAGGTGAGGATCATCACGATTTATATCCCAACAGTAGTCCTCTGACTTCCCTGCTAATTTATTGTAATAATCCCGCCCTTCTATAGAAAGATTGAAGCCACCATAACATTTATTAATAACTATATCTGTCATTGCTATCTCCTTTAGGGATATGGGTTACATCTTTACGAATAGGACAAGGCATCACTATATAGTGTTGATCGGATACCCTGCTCCATACATCACAAGCCACTTCGGCTAACTCTTTAGAGGCATAGGCTTCGACAACCCCGAAGTCCGGTGCGCCGTACTCGGTCCAACACACAAGCCATACTTCATTTAACATTTCATCCATTATTCAAACCTCACTTTAATACAACGAAGTTGTTGGTAACGGCCAGACTGTATCACCTTATCGAATTGTGTAAGTGTATGTAAACACTGGTACTTTTTATCAAAAGGTGGGGTCAATTCAAATATGTATGAACCACTTGATAGTATCCATACAAGCTGGAGTATATATACTGTCACGAAAATTCTCCTTCACAAAAACTGTACCCGTCATGGTCCATCCAATATCCTTTATTAAAATATCCACCCTTCACTGCCTCCTTAAAAGGAGAGGCTAATGCTTTAGGGTGTTTACGATCCTCTACACAGGCAACCATTTCAGTATAGGTATATTGTTGCCCATACTCATCTAAAATTTTACCCTCACCTAAATTCAGGTAAAGGAATTGTTTCCATGCAGACCAACTCTTTAGGTGGGCAGTACCGTGGAACATAAACTCCCAACCAGCACTTGATTTACCTATATGTATTTCCTTTGCACCACTGTTGTGGTTACAGGTGGGACATATTTCATCAGGTTCCGACCAATAATAATTCGTTCCCATCGCATCACATCCTTTCCTTTAAGTGATACATCTTATAGATACACAAAGTGTATATCTATAAGTGTATCCCTAATCATTCAACAATTCCAATGCCTTACGGTACCTCTCCTTTAGGGAGTCCTTACCATCCCGTGATAGGTTCTCGTTCAGGTCATGTACCTTAACGATATGGGCATGAGGGTTCTTTTTAACCCGTGGTATGTATTCTTGTAAATACAACTCACCTTCCCTTCGGGAGATAGCATCAACGGCATCGGCAACCTGCCATCCGAAATGACCTGCTATTGTTTCTACAGAAACATCGGTGTCCTCTACCAAGTCATGTAAAAGGGCAACCAATTCAATTATTTCAGTGGTTCTCTTTACAGAACCATAGACGGAGAGGGAATGCCTTACCCCTTCCAAGCTCATGTGCTTACTTACTAAGTAAGCTGCTGTGTGTATGTCACTCATATCAACTCCAATGCTTCAACGTAGGCTTTAGCCTCTACGAATGAGTTAAAGATCATATCCTTATACAGGAATGAGTACCCCTTAGGGGCGAAAGGGTCTAAGACCCTGTGAATGTTGTTATAATTATGTGGTTTCATTTCAATTTCCTTTTACAAAAGGAACACACCGTAAAGTGATGCTGTAAACAGTATCAAAGTATAGAGTTCCAACATAAATTTAACCATGATCAAGTGTTTCTCCCCGTTTTACAACTTTAACATGCTCAGGCTGTGCTAAAGCACCACACTCGTACGAACAATACGGTGTAAGGTTAGAGTGATAATGCTTTAGCATCTTAGTTTTGCAGTGTGAACACTCAACCATCAAAGATGGTGGAGCTTTAAAGGGGAGAATGTTATTCATCATGTAGCACCTCACATATACTGAATGGGACATTACGGTGATGGGATTTATCTTTAGATATAATTGTTATACCCAACTCACCTTTGAAACATGGCATTAGCCATGCTCCTGCAATTGGGTCAGTGTCCCATACATCACCATGATCACGACATAACTGTCGTAATCGGTTGGTGTTGGGCTTAAGTTTAACAGATGCCATTTATACCTCCTTTAGGGTTTGAATTGTAACAAAAACCATTTCAACCACAGTCCCTTACCTGCTGTAACGTAGGAAGGGAAGGCATTACCAATGCTTTTATCTTTACGGCGGTCCCTCCAACCAAACAGTTGGAGTATCCATTTATTACGTATGGTTATCATCATGTCCCCTTTGGAAAGGTTTACGGCAAGCCTTACGGCTTTCCAGCTTACGTTTGTCACCCTCTACTGAGTGACCACGCTTCCAACAGTGTTGTTGGATAGCATTCCGTTTACCCTTTGGTTTAAGCCTTTGGCTTAGGGTATGGACTTTAACTTTCTTCATCATACCCTCCTTTAGGGTTGGGATTGGCATTGGTAGTAGGAATCGAACCCACATCTACTGGTTTGGAATCAGTTGTTCTACCATTGAACTATACCAACAAAGATAGGTATCTAAAGATACGACCTTTTTCTTAGGCGTTAGCCGTATCTCCGGTGTATCTAAAGATACCTAAATGGAAGAACGGGTCAGATTTGAACTGACGATTACGGATTTGCAATCCGCTGCATTACCAGACTTTGCTACCGTCCTATAAATAATGTAACCGGGGCATGACGTACCTTGTCGAGTGTCGACTAATCCCGTTAGGGAATCTCGGAACAAGGTACGCCACACCTGCCCTTAGAGCCTGATCAAGGGTAAGGGCTTTATAAGGAGGATACACTAATGTATCCCCCATGTAAAGCTCTCACGGTTCAGTATGAACAGTGACAAACCCCAGCCAATCATTGATGGAACGTAAGTTCCAGAAGGTGAATGGGGCGAACAGATACAAAGTATCGTATCCGGTATGGAAGGCAATCGACTTCTTTAGAAGTTGGATGCCCCACCGCTTTTTATACAAACGGGAGCGAGAGATGGTGTTTACACCAAGGTAGGAACGCTTCTTCATATGATATATACTCCTTATTTCACATCAATTATGATGTCGTCAGACATCGTTACTTCGGCAAAGAACTCACGGCCACCACCTTGTAGGTGGGGTCGTCTTGCCACACAGAACCGGCCATCGGACTTGTATTCAGGTCCAAACATGGAGGTTTCGGTATACCGAAGGGCTTCACCAACGGCAGCTTTCAGCAATTTCTTGCTGTCGTAATGGACAATCATCATTTGGTTTGGCCTCATTTTGTAAGGGTTACATCTAATAGACTCGTAGAGTCGTCTATTAGTGTAACACCTAAGGGTTTAATTAAAATGGTGGGTCGATGATGTATTCATCATCTTCATCAGGGAAGGCTGCATCCCACTCCTCTGGAGTGATACCAGTCTTGATGAACTCACGTTCATCTAATGACAAGGTAGGGAAAACGTCCTGAATAAGGACGGTGCCACTTGCATAAAGCACCAGTGCTTCCTGTGTAACGTCTATGTCCATAGTGGACACGTTACCTGTGATGAGGGAAGTACGTTCAACTTGCATTATAACCTCCGGTTATGCGTCAGAAACGATAAAATAACTTTATCGCTTTTAACGCATAAAAGCCCGACAGGGCTTTTCACAGCACCTGTCAGGCTTATGTGGTGTTCCTTTAGGAACAGTTAGGCATCTTCCTCAATATAAGTATTGAGTTGGACTTGGATGTTGGTCATGCCATTAATGGCTTTCTCCCACCAATCCGTCCCCTCTGTAGAGGCCGCAGTACCCATCAAGGTGATGGCTTGTTTGGCAGTGTCCAAAGCCTTTAGGGCTTTAGTAGCTGACTTCGGGTTGACTTTATCGACAACCACTTCACCCTCTGGGGTGAGGCCCTCACGGATGAGCTTCTTAAAAGCATTCCGAAGGTGAGTTTCACTCATTTCATCGACGTTGACCATCCCATCCTTATGGGACTTATACATAACTTTGCTCGTCATTTCAAATTCTCCAATCTATGTTTAAGTGATACATCTAATAGACTCGTAGAGTCGTCTATTAGTGTATCTCTAAGGGTTTAGGGTTGTTCTTCCAAGATGGAAGCAACGTACTCCCATCCATCCCACTCAGGGATCAGGCAGGTAGTACGACCAGCAAACAACTCTGAAGAGTTGATACGTTTAATGTCGATTACCTTCCAAAAGGTGGAGTCCTTACTCCACCAGTTAACATTACCCCTTACTTCAACCCAAGAGGGTTGGGGTTTACCTTTTTTAGTGGCTTTCCAAATCTGCAAAGCAGAGTTTTCACCATCTTCGATTAAGAAGATGTTTATAACAAACTTTTTCATCTTAACCTCCGGTTAAAGGTAATAAACGCCGCCTTTGATTATCAGCTTCACCTATGGTGATTTTATTTCACATCACTCCGGTTCCATATTTGGAACATCTACAGGTGTACTGCCGTGCAGTTGCAGGTCTACCAGCTCCTTAGGTCTACATCGGACTCTATAGACTTGCACCATCCCTCTGCTTAACCATAGGTTACTGTTGGGATAGATAACGTAACCGCTTTTCATGGTTATACCACCAAAAGCCCGACAAGATGTTAATCTTGTCAGGCTATTTGGATGTTAGCGGGTTGGAACCCTGTAAACATTGGGTTCAGTTTCGATTTTCTCGAAACCCCAAAAGTTAATGTGTTGGTGATTACCAACAAAGGTGGATAGGGCAGCAGCAGCAGCCATATCATCGGAGATGATCAGACGACCATCAGGGGTGTGTCCCCAACCATGAGTGATAATCCACTCAATAGTCTCTTTGGCTTCTTTTAAGCCAACGAGAGAGGGGCAGAAGGCAAGACGCAGTTCCTTTATGGAACCGATCTTGTTCTCACTGTCTACAGACAGTGTAACGTAGTAGGACATTGTATGTTTCTCCTTTCAGGAGGGTTGGTTATCCGAGTTTAAAACGAACAGGCATCTTAACAGGGTCAAGCTCCATGAGCTTGTCATAGAAGTCCCCAATCCATTCCAATTCGTCATAAGGGTTATCAACAGGTATGTTGATGTTATGCTCACGAACCCATGCTAGGCTTGTGTGCTTTACAACGTGTCGAAGGAACGTTAGTTCCTCAGGGGTAAACATCGTTTCAATACTCCGTAGTTGTTCTCCTAAAGGAGAAAGGGGGATGGGACTATTAGATGGCTCCCTATTATGAGAGCCATCAGACAGTCACACCTTCAAGGCAAAGGAAGCTTCACTGGCATCGTCAAAGGAGCCGAAGAAGTCACCAGTTGCAGTGTTCCACACTGAAACATGGGGCATAACTTCGTTACCGAAGTCTTCAGCGACAGCTTCGAATGGGCTGTTCTTTAGGAACAGTTCATGGTTCAATTGGTTTACGGCAATTTGTGTATCGGTCATCGTCATCGTCCTCTTTCTAAGGGATACATCTGAGGGTTCGTAAGAACTCTCCCTCAGTGTATACCCTAATGGTTTGGGTAAGGTCTTGTAGTCCCCCGAAGGGGGAATGTCAAGGCTCTATTATGAAGCCTTGCTTATCTGCAATTGCGGTAGAGGTCACATAACTTTCCATAAGGAAAGTCGTTCTCAACTTCCCATTCATGAATGTAACCAATGGCATCTATGCCGAACACTGCAATTCCAACTACTGTTGCTAAGAGCAACATCGGGGCAATAGCATCCTTGTAATTCATCTGGTCAGCCTTCCTTTAAGGTATACATCTAAGAGTTCGTAAGAACTCTCTCTTAGTGTATACCTAAGTAGTCTAAACCTAGTCGATTACCTTTCTAGACTGCGGGATGGGACGCAGGGTCTGGTGGGTGATGACGTGATGATGTGATGGTGGATGGTGTAACCCTTCATAATAGAGGGTTTGGTTTGTTTCTAGCTACTTAGCTAGTCTGATGGGGGGAAAAGGTGGCTCTACTGAGCCATGCAGTGTTGCCGAAATGTCACACTAGTGTGGCAGAAATGACACAGTCACCCTTTAGGGTGGGGTTAACGAAGTCCTCCGAAGGAGGAAGTGTTGCAAATATGTCACACTCTAAGGAGTGTGGTGTGTCATTTATGTCACATCGGGTCCCCTTAGGGACCCCACCCCGCAAATGTGTGGGCATGCGTGTGATATATATACACTACTCAAATAAATTTTTAAAAATTCTAGGGAATGTAGCCAACTATGGAAATTGACTATGTATATAAAATATTTTTTATAAAAATTCTAGGGGATATAGCCAAGGCGAAGCCTTCGGCTTAAGGAATAGATTATATTGAACACGTTTGTTTTATATGTGCAATATATCTACATATGTGACCATATATTTATTGATTACCCTAATAGTTATTAGAGGATTACCTTTATTACCCTTACATACTTCTGTAAGGGATGATAGTAGACAGTAGAGTCCTGTGTAACCACCACATAACCCTATTATAATCACTAACCCTACTAACTCTATAGGGGTTTACCCCCGTTCTTCTTAGGGTAACACCATTCCCATGTTCTGACAAATTATTTTTCTATTATTTTTTATGAAAACTTTGTTGATTCCCTATGGAGAGTATGCTAGTATTTATCTTATACCCGATATTCTTCCCATAGAGGTGAGTTGAATCATGAAAATAAAAGAAGTCAAAGACCTAGTGGAAGACTTAGAAGGTATATCAAGACGAGAAGTTATACAGGACCTTGCCTCTGTGTTCAACATAAAGGAAAGTGAAGCTTCTGAGATGATGGACAAGCCTATCATAAGTACAGAAGGTTCCTTACAGGTCCTGACCCTAACAGTAAAAGAGTTGATGGAGATTGTTGCAATGACCCCACTTATGTTTGGGGATAGTCCTAACTCTGCCTCCCTCCGTCACTCTTTCTACAATGCCTTACAGGAACTATCCAACTTCAGGAACAACTTAATCCTTATGCATAAGGATGAATTTGGACTTGACCCTGAAAAAATTAAACTTAAACCCCACTAAGGGTAAAAGGATTTAATGGTTACAAAACTTAAACCAGAACCCGATAAACATCTACCTCCCTCTGTGGAAGAAATAAAAAAGGTAAAGGGTACTGAAGAACTCTCCCAGCATTCCCTGAAGAAATATCAAGACCTCCGTAATGCCTTGGCTGAGTTAGCCAATCAACAATGTAATAAGGATTTCCTTACCTTCGTCAGAAGGGAAGCCCCCCGCCTTGTCCCTGACTTTAAGATGGGGAAGCATATTGAAGTCCTCTGTCATAAACTACAGGGGGTAGTTGATGGGTCAGTCAAACGTCTGATGGTCTTCCTCCCCCCACGTTCTTCGAAGAGTGTTGTCTGTTCCAAGCTATTCCCTGCATGGTACATAGGCCATTTCCCTTCACATGAGATCATGTCTGTCTCTCACGCAGATCAACTAGCCTCTGACTTTGGCAGATCAGTAAGGGATTTGGTTAACTCTGAGGACTACAGTAAAATATTCAAAGGGGTATTCCTCCGTGCAGATGTAAAAGCAGCAGGGAAATGGAAAACAAATAAGAATGGGTCATACTATGCAGCAGGGGTCAAGTCACAGATTGCAGGACGGGGAGCCCATGTGGCCCTGTTGGATGATGTCATGTCCGAAGAAGATGCCATCTCCGAAGCAGGTCGTAGGTACATTAAAGAGTGGTATCCTTCTGGCCTCAGAACCCGTGTCATGCCCAATGGGGCAATCATCATCATCAACACCAGATACCACTACGATGACATATGTGGGTGGTTACTGCGTCAGCAGGAAGAGTTCGGCCTAGAGTTAAAGTGGGATGTCATCCGTATCCCAGCATGGTTAGATGAGGATGCTGCCCAACTCCTTGACCTCCCTGTAGGTTCCTCCTACTTCCCCGAATGGAAACCAGACAAGATACTCAGACTAGATGAGCAAGAGATCAAAGCTTCAGAAGGTTCAAGATACTGGAACGCACTCTATATGCAGGACCCCACACCAGATGAGGGTGGCATCATTAAACGTAAATGGATACAGCGTTGGGAAGCAGATGACCCCCCAATATGTGACTTCGTCATCCAAACATATGACACAGCATTCTCCACAGCAAACACAGCAGATAACTCAGTCATACAAACATGGGGGGTCTTCACCTATTACGAGGAAGATGAGGAGACAGGCAGGGAAGTTGCCATCCCAAACATAATCCTCTTAGGGAATAACTATGGAAGGTATGAGTACCCTGACCTACGTCGATTATCCCAAGAGTTATTCAATGATTACAAACCTGATATATGTATAATAGAAAAGAAAGCTTCTGGTCAGTCCCTGATACAGGACTTGAAGAGGAGCCGTATCCCTATCCTTGAATATCTACCAGACCGTGATAAAATTTCAAGGGTGTATGCAGCATCCCCCTACTTTGAGAATGGACAGGTATGGGTCCCCAACACAGACTGGGGCAATGCCTTAGTAGATGAACTCCTCCAGTTCCCCAACGCAAGACATGATGATATGGTGGATGCATGTACTATGGCAGTGATGTACATAAGGGATTCATGGCACCTTATCCACACAGATGATAGGGATGAAGAGGAAGACCTCAATCAATATGTCAAGCAGAGGAAATCTTATTGGCTGTAACTTACTTGTATCCTACGCCAAAACCTTTTATATTAAGGTATCCAGTTTTCCCTGCAAAGGGCTCTAAGATAGAAGGACCTTATAAATGGCTGTCGAACAAAATCCTTATGATGTGACCACCCCTCCTGCTGATATTGTTGTAGATGCAGAGGAGTCCCCTAATGCTACTATCACCCCTGAGGATGATGGTGGGGTTATGGTTGACTTTGGTGCAGGGGAAGCAAACACTGTCCTTTCCTATAGTGATGGCTTCTATTCCAACCTTGTAGAAAAATTAGATGACGATGCCTTACAGGAAATTGGGGCAGACGTTGTAAACAATTGTAATTCCGATTTAGAGTCTCGCTCTGAATGGGAACGTATATTCGAGAGGGGGTTCGATTTATTAGGTCTAAAACTGGAAGAGACTGACGAACCTTTCGAAGGGGCTTGCACCGCCGTCCATCCAATGATTTTGGAGGCGGCGGTCAAGTTCCAATCTAAAGCCACACAGGAACTCCTCCCCCCTGCTGGGCCTGTGAAAGCGCAGATGTTTGGTCGTTACTCTGATGAGAAACAGGCACAGGCCAAGCGCATCAAGGAACATATGAACTGGCAGTTGACTGAGCAGATGAAGGAGTACTATGACAACTCCGAACGGATGATGCTCTTCTCTTCAGTGATGGGGTCTGCTTTCAAGAAGGCGTACTATGATGCCACATACAAACGTCCAGTGGATGAGCTAGTCCCTGCTGACAGGTTTGTGGTTAACAACTTCGCCCAGAACTTAGACATGGCAGAACGCTACACCCACCTCATCGACTGTTCCCCCCGTGATATGGAACGTCATATCCTCAGTGGGATGTATGCTGATGTTGACCTACCAGAAGCTTCCATCATCAACCTGTCCAGCTTGGCTGAGAAGGTGAATATGATTAATGGGGTTTCTCAGAATGCTGACAGTGACCCACAGTTTGAACTGTTGGAACAACACTGTTACCTCTCCATAGAAGGATTGGAAGAAGAGGAAGATAACCTCACCCTCCCTTACATTGTGACTGTGGAGAAAGGGACAGGCAGTGTCCTTGCCATCCGTAGGAACTATGATGAAGATGACGAAACCTATACACGTAAACCTTTCTTCACCCATTACAAGTTCGTACCGGGCTTTGGTTTTTATGGTATGGGGTACATACATTTACTGGGGAACATGTCTGCAACAGCCACAAGTGCTATGAGGGCTTTGATAGATGCAGGACAGTTCGCCACACTTCCGGGCGGCTTCAAAGCTAAAGGGGTCAGGGTTGTTGGTGGTAATGAACCTATAGCCCCCGGTGAGTGGAGGGAAGTGGAAGCAACAGGGGTGGACCTTACAAAGGCCCTTCTGCCGAATCCAAACAAAGAACCTTCCCCAACCCTATTCCAGATGCTGGGATTCGTACAGGATGCAGGGGAATCCTTTGCTGATCAACACGATAAGATGTTAAGTGATGTGTCAAGCTATGGCCCAGTAGGGACTACGATGGCCCTGTTGGAAGCTTCCTCTAAGTTTGGGACCAGCATCCATAAGAGATTCCATAAAGCTCAGAAGGAAGAGCTTCAGGTTATTGCCCGTCTGAACTATGAACACCTCCCTTCCAAATACCCCTTCGATGTTGTTGGAGGTGAAGGGCAGGTCTTCCGTAAGGATTATGATGGACAGATAGACATCGCCCCTGTCAGTGATCCCAACATTCCATCATCTGCCCATCGTATGATGATGACACAGATGGTACAGGGGATGGCTGAGAAGTCCCCTGCTGGTATGTTCAACATGGAAGAACTAAACAGGACAGTCCTTGAGCAAGCCAACTATCCTAACATTGATAAGATCATGCCTAAGAAACCAGAACCACAGCCCCTTGATCCTGTATCAGATATCATGGCTACAACAAAGGGGATGGCTATTAAAGCCTTTGCTGGACAGGACCATGACTCACACATCAAAGTGAAGATGGCCTACTTACAAGACCCTAAGAATGGGGCCAACCCTATCATGCAGAGGATTGTCCCCCTCCTGTCTTCCAACATTCAGGAACATTCTGTGATGGCTTATCAGGAACAGATGAATGGTCTGACCAAACAGATGTCCGGTGATAATCCTGCCAACATTGAAAAGGTTATGGCCGAGGCTGCACAGAAGGTTGTAATTGCTAATGAGCAAGCTGCCAAAGGACCCCCATCCCCTGAAGAGCAGATGGTTATGATGGAGGCCAGACGACTGGAGCTTGAGGATAAGACTATCAACTTCAAACTTATGGATGCCCAGCTTGACGGAGCCTTGAAGGATAAGGAGTTGGATATCCGACAGGCAGAAGTTATGATGAAGGCTCAGATTGATGGGGCCAAAGGTATTTCAGCTATCGAAGAGAATGAGAAAGACCGAAAAGCTGATGAGGTGAAGATGGCTTTAGGTCTTCTGATGGACATGATCAAACATGAAACCGATGACGATACTGCAAAGGGGATGAAGGTGGTTGACCTTATCAGTAAATTAGCCGTACAAGAACAATCACATGAACTGACTAAAAAGGAGAAATAAGATGGAAAGTAAGAAAAGCGGTAAAGATGTTGGGGACTGGAGCAAGGTCCCTGCTGACAAATGGAGCGCACGGGCGCAGGTTGGTATCCTGAATAAGCGGGACCCTGACTCATACGTATGCCCCCCGAAGTCTTCCAATAAACTCACAGGGAAATAATGCAACTCCATACTGAACTAAAACAACAGGCGAAAGAAAAAGTAGAAGACTTGAAGAATCTCCTTGCGTCTGGTGGAGCTTCGGATTATTCTCATTATCGTGAACTGGTTGGGACTATTCAAGGAATAGAACTTGGTATTGACTTAGTCCTAGACACTATCAGAAAACGTACAGACTATGAGGATGATGACTAATGCAGCAAGTTCAGATGGGTAAAGCTATCAAGAACGATCAGTGGGTTCAGGAGGGTGACGTACCAGACCCTGAACTCCTACCGGACATTAAGGGGTATCATATCCTTGTCCGTCCTGTTTCTATCAAAGCTAAGACCAAAGGTGGGATTATCCTACCTGATTCAACCAAAGATGACATTTCTTACCTCACCACAGTCGGCCGTGTCCTTAAGTTAGGCGAACTAGCCTATGAGGACAAAGCTAAATTCCCTAATGGGAAATGGTGTCAGGTGGGGGATTACATTTGTTATGGGAAGAATGCTGGTCTTAAGATGATCTATCAGGGTGTTAAACTCCTGTTGATCTTTGATGATCAGGTCTTTATGAATGTCGGTGACCCAACTTATCTGGACACCACATATAATTTATCCAATTAAAATTTGGATACCCCTATAGTAAGGTGTATAGTTTTCTATATACATAAGGCGTAACCGACCACATCGCAGTGGCGTAGGAGATAAAATGAGTGACGTAGTAGACGAGTGGACTAAAGTCGAGCCCACAGAAGACAAAGCAGAACCTAAAGTAGAGTTTGAGATTGAAGCAGCCCCTGAAGAAACTGAAGAAGTACAGGAACCTGCCCCCTCTCAAGAAAAAGAAACCCCCCCAAAAGAATTAGACGGTATCGAAACTCAAGGGGCGCAGAAGCGCATCCGTCAGCTTATCAAGCAACGCAAAGATCGTGAAGACACTATCACATCAATGCAAGCACGTATTAATGAATACGAGAGCCGACTCCAAGAAAAGGCTACTGAGTTAGTCACCGTTCAAAAGAAAAATATTGACGCATCAGAAATTTCTCTGAATGAACGCATCACACAGGCACAGCTTGTTTATAAGAATGCTATTGATGAGAATGATTCGGATGCCATTGTCAAAGCCCAGACCTCTTTGAATCAGGCCCAGTTAGAGATGGCAGCAGTCATCAATGCTAAAGGGGCATATGAAGATTACAAGGAAGCTGAAAAGGCAGAACAGGCTCAGGCCCCTATCACGGTTCCTAAGACTATTGAAGAAGTAAACCCTGCCAACTACGATCCTATGGCAGTTAAATGGGCAACAGACAATGACAGTTGGTTTGGGACAGACCAAATTATGACTGCAACTGCGCTGGCAATTGATGCACAGTTAAAGGAAGAAGGTTATGATCCATCCGATGATGAATTTTACACAGAGATCGACACCCGTCTAAGGGACGTTCTCCCAAGTAAGTTTAAAACAAAAGACGAACCCCGTGATGAAGACACGACTGAAACTTCACAAGTGGTTGCAGGAGGGTCACGCTCTCCTACCATTAAGACTCCCAGTTCTAAGAAAGTCAAACTCACACAAGAGGATGTACGACTTGCTGAAAAATGGGGAATCCCACTTGAACGGTATGCCCAACGAAAACTTGAAGCCGATAAGGCTGATGGTGGTTATACCGAAATTAACGTATAGCGTGGAGGATAATTATTATGACACGTATTGAAGATATGGCACGTACTGAGGTAAGTCGAGAAACTGAAGCAAGAGCTTTCGAAGACTATTCCTTTGAAGAACCTAACTTACTAGACATCCCCCAAGTCGTAATTGATCGTTTCGCAGATCAGGGTTTGTCACTACGCTGGATCAGAATCACTCTCAAGGGTAAGGATGACATCCAGAATGTAGGTAAGCGGATTCAAGAAGGATGGGATTTTGTGGCACTTGAAGATGTCCCCGAGATGGCTCAGAGTTCTGTCGTGAAGGACGAAGGGCGTTATAGTGGAACAGTCTGTCGTGGAGATGTTTCGTTGGCGATGATTCCAACGCATAAAGCTATAGCCCGTAAAGAGTTCTATGAGGGTAAGAGTCACCAGATGATGGACGCTGTTAATTCACAGTTGATGTCCAATAATGATTCAAGGGCTCCTATTTCGAATAGAAGTAAATCACAGGTGATCAAAGGACGTACTCCATCTTTCCAAGACTAAAGGGTTACGTAGGAGATCATCAAAACTTAATTGTCAAATAATTAGGAGGAATATCAAATGGCTCTATCTAAAGCACTTGATGGCTTCCGTCCTTCGCGTATGCGTGGCAGTGGTGCTAACACTAACGGTATGAATGATTACACGTTAGCATCAGGTTACGCTTCCAACATCTTTGTTGGTGATCTTGTTACGATGAATGCGGGGAACATTGAAGTCTACAACACGGTTACCACCGATAAAATTGTCGGTGTATTTATGGGTGTCAGCTATACTGCTGATGGAGAACCCAAATGGAGTAAGTATTGGCCCGCTTCAACGTCCGCTTCGGACATTGTAGTGAACGTCCAAGACGATCCGAGCGCAACCTACATCATCCAAGCTGATGCATCTGTTACGGCAGGTGATCTCAACAGCATTACGTTTGATGTTACGTTGGGTGCGGGTTCGACTGTTACTGGTCGTAGTGGTTTCGGAATGAAGGCTGGCACCCGTGGTGATGATCTTGCGATCATGCCCATCGCCATCCATAAGATTCCGGGCAACGCTGCTGGTGATGCGTTTCCTAAAGTTGAAGTTCGGCTGATTGACCACATTGACGCTTATGTCACTGTGGGCGTTTCGGCTGGTTAAAGAAAGGAGTAATTAAACATGGCTATTAATCGCGCAAGCATTGCTAAAGAACTCCTTCCGGGTCTGAATGATGTGTTTGGTGTTTCCTATGGGGAAGTCAACGATGAGCATAAGGTTCTATTTGAAATGGAAACTTCTGATCGTTCTTTCGAAGAGGAAGTACTGTTCACTGGTTTCGGCACTGCACCTACTAAAGGTGAAGGTGCCGCTGTTCAGTATGACGATGCACAGGAAGGTTATACTTCCCGTTACACGATGGAAACCATCGCGTTGGCATTCGCCCTTACTGAAGAGGCTATGGAAGATAACTTGTATGATACGTTCTCCAAAGTCCGTGCCAAAGCTCTGGCCCGTGCTATGTCGAACACCAAACAGGTTAAAGCGGCTGACGTTTTCAACAACAGCTTCAACTCTGCTTATGCAGGTGGAGATGGTGTTGAACTCTTCTCAGCGGCTCACCCGACTGTGGGTGATGGTAACCAATCCAACTACATTGGTGCCACTGACTTGTCGGAGTCGGCTGTAGAAACGGCCACCATCTCCATTTCCAAGATCGAAGATGATCGTGGAATCTTGGTAGGTGCTGGTGCAGTTTCACTGCATGTCCCCTCTGACTTGGCCTTTACTGCTGATACGTTGCTTAACTCCCCCGGTACGACTGGTGGCGGAAACAACGATATCAACAGTGTTCGCCATCTTGGTGTTGTTCCCGGTGGGTTCCACATCAATCGTCGTTTCACTGATACCAACGCTTGGTTCCTTAAAACGGATTGCCCGAATGGTACGAAAATGTTCACCCGTGTTGGTCTTCAGACCAAGATGGACGAAGATTTCGATACTGGCAACCTCCGTTATAAGTGCCGTGAGCGTTATGGCTTCGGCTGGAGTGATTGGCGTCAATGGTTCGGAGCGGCTGGTTCCAGCTAATCTGTCAAACCATATCAAGTAAAGTTAAGGGGTTCCTTCGGGAGCCCCTTTTCTTATTTGTATAGTCCCTACCTACCGCATATAATAAGGTTTAGTATTCGTCAGACGGTTATAAGGAGATAGTATGCCCACACCCATTCGTTCAGCCCATCTAGTAGGTTCAGGAGTTCTTGTGGATATCACTACTTCTGCCACAGTTCAAGATACCCGTATCAGGGCTATCTATGCAACTGGAGTTGGAACCTATACTTTAGATGGAACCTCTGTCACCCCCATCGGGTCAACAGCAGGAAACATCATTAAGTTTGCCATCAGCACTGTAAGTGACAATACTCAAATCACATTACCAGATATTGGAATCAGGGTTGATGGGTTGGTCAGTGTAGCTGCCCCAACATCGGCCAGTACAATAACCGTATTCTACGGATAAGGATATTGTAGTGACCAGTTATAGTTATTTAGTTACTGACCTGACGGAAGCCTGTGAGAATGACGGGACTGAGTTCCTGTCCAATCTCCCTAAGATGATTAACAGGGGAGAGGAAAGACTTACCCGTGACCTTGATGATTATGGTCTGATGACATTTACGTCTGTAGCTGTACCTGTATCAACTGCGGAAGTCACCCTCCCTACTGGGACACGTATTGTTAAGAACTTCAATATTATTGCTGATGGTAGCAGGATCAACCTCCTCCTTAGGACTGACGAGTTCCTTAATGACTATTGGCCTGTAAGTGCCAGCACTGGGACTCCAGCTTATTATGCACGTACAGGGGATACCACAGTCAAGTTAGCCCCTACCCCCACATCTGCTTATGACGGGACTGTGGTTCATATTTCTAAGCCTACTGCCCTTTCATCTGTTTCAGAAACAAATTACTTCACTGACAGATGTTACGATACCCTCTTCAACGCATGTATGGTAGAGGCAATGGTCTTCCAAAAGAATTGGCAGGTTGTAGAATTATTTGAAAAGAGATACCTGACCGGTGTCGAGTCACTTCGTAATCAGGCACGTAGAACACGAAGAGATGATATGCAAACCCCACGCTCCCCTGAGGGTGCGGATAATAACGTAGTTAAGGGAGAGAATTAATGAGTGTTAAAAGTAAGGTTGCTGGAGTTGCGTGGCAGACTGTTAAGAAGTTTGCTGGTCAAGAGGGAAGGGCTGCTGCTGTAAAGAAGTATGGTTCACGTAGGGTGAATGATGCTATGAAGAAGATGGAGAAAGCAGCAGATAAGGTTAAAGCTACTAAGGCTAAAGCTAAAGCTAAAGAGAAGCCTAAGAAAATTAAAGAGAAGAAGAAGGGTCCTTCTAAAGCTTCCCAAAGTGAATCTTTACGTAAGTCCATGCGTAAACGTCCTGAGGATAGTATGACCACAGAGATTGGGGTACAGCGTAGGAAGGATGATCGTCCGAAGATTAAAGTAAGTAAGAAAAAGAAACGGGCTGCACAGAAGAAGTCTGAGGCTATAGAGTCTTATGGTGAGTTTGATTCTCGTATGAACAAACAAGCCCGACAGGGTGGTGGCGAGACTGGTGGAGGAAATCCCAACATCGGACTGAAGAAAGACACAGGGTTTACCCGTGATCAGGCTGCTGAAGGAATGCATAAGGGGGGCTTTGATAAGCCTCAAGTCGAGTCAGCATCCCCTGCTGATCTCATCCAGATGATGGAAGGAACCATCAGACGGAATGCTGGAGGAAAAGTAGGGTATAAAGGTGTTAATCAACATAGGCAGAAGCAAGGCTTCGGCAAAGTGAGAAAAGGATAATATCATGGTTGCAAGTAAACTTATTGCTTTAGGACGGAAAGCAGCGGCTAAAAGTGTAGATTCTACTGCTCGGAAAGGATCGGCTCTACGTTCCTATAAATTCAAATTAAAGGCTAAAGCAGATAAAAAGGCAGGTAAAAAATTAAGTCCTGCTCAAAATGATGCTCTAAAGGGGAAGCCCATTCGTCCTATATCCCCACGCCGTAAAGTTCCAAAGAAAAAGGCTGAAGAGGCTATGAAATTAAAAAAATATAAAGATGGTGGTAAAGTGGGTAAAGGTAAAAAGGTAGCATCGGCTGATTGGATGGAAGGTCTTTCCCAGAAAGAAATCCAGCAGATTCTTGGTGGGACTAATCGTGGTAAAGATGGTCAGCGTAAACAGACTAAGAAGAAAACTATTAAACGCACAGCTAACGCCAGCGATGCTCAGAAGCGAGAAGAGATGGGGTTGACCAAACGTGATAAGGATGGTATGCGCCAACACTCTAAAAAGAAAGCCCCTGCTAAAAAGCGTGTAGTCCGTGCGAAGACTGGTGGCTGGCTCGGTAAAGGTGGCGGCAAAGCTCGGGGCTACTAAGATGCCTAAGAAAAGTAAAAAGGC